CTTCGAAGGAGAAGCGGTTGGTCACCTCCGGTCGGGCCGACCAGCGGGCGAAGTATTCCTCAGCGGCGCGGTTCCACTCGGGATCCCCCGTCTGCGCCTGTGGTCGGATCCCGTCGCCGGTCGAGTAGATCGCCATGTCGCCCACCACCTCTCGGGCAAAGCCGCTGTTCTTGTTCAGATAGCGGCTCTTGCGGACCAACTCGCGCCGGGCGTGCGGGGTCAGCTCCTTCTTCGCGTCGATGGGCGCGGCCCCGGGGACCCGGGAGCGGCGCGAGGAAGGATTGGCCGCCTCGTAGGGGGAAATCGAAAGGATGCGGGCAAGGCGCTGGAGGAGCTTCACGGCAGCGCCGCCATGTCAATCGGGCCTACTTCTCAAGATGGCCGACGAATCCGGTGGCCGAGGTCTTCAACGGACGCCCATAGATCTCGGGGGCGAGCTTCTGCAGTGCCTTCTGGCACGCGGCGATGATCGTGTGGATTTCGTCTATCCTGCGCTTCGTCACGCTCGACCCGTCATTGGCGTAGGCGGCGAGCGTCTTCTTCAGCTCCGTTTTTTGGGCGGCGAGGATTTCCTCCACCTCCGCCTGGAAGAACCCGATGCTGTAATCAATCGCTGCCATCGGAAGAGTCCGGGGTGTCAACGCTCTCCCGCCCGATGATCTTCAGCATCGTCGCGGCAGCGGCCTGCATGCTCTCGCAGTCCCAATAGTGGTTGGGTCGCTTGCCGATCTGCTTCCACATCCAGGTTTTCTTCTCCTTCACGCGGTGTTCGCTTTCCATCTGCGAGAGGTAGTCCTCGTCGATGTCGTCGGGCACTTCCCAGGTCGGGCCGTTGGCCGGGTCCTGATTGCGCCGCAGACGGGCGAGGGTGTCCTTGAGGTTGAGGTTCGACCAGTAGTGGACGAAGCAGTGCCGCCCGGTCCCGAGCACCACCTTGCGCCGGGGAGAGTAGAAACGCTGGATCGGCGTCTTGCTCTTCGAGCGATGAGGGAAGGTCAGCCTGCGGTCGCCGATGAGCGCCACCCAGCCCGTCTTCGAACACTGCCGGTAGACGTCGTAGGTGGCGTGGCCGGCGTCGACGAAGACGAGATTGGAATGGATGCCGAAGCGCTCCTGCAGGGCTTCGACATCGGTGAAGGTGTGCAGCCGCTCATTCCAGATCAGGCGCGATGAACCGTCTGGACTCCACGAGCGCACCACGGCGAAGAGGTGGTCCATCTGACAGTCGACGGTGAGAATGCGCAGCGGCACCACGGGTTCGGCGAACGGAGGTGCGACAATCGCCCCACCTCGCGTGATGCCGCCTTCCTCCTCCCAGGTCTCGCCTTTGCGGTAGCCGCAGACGGCGATCTCCATCTTGTAGTCCTCCACGTATTCCCTCCAGGGGAGCTCGAGGCGCTTCTGGTAAAACTGCTGCAGGAGGCTGGTGTCGCCCTGCTTGGCGGCGGCCTTGGCGCGAAGATACAGTTCCGCGAGCTTCCCCCAGGACATCGCGCAGAGGGCGTTCCAGTGAAAGCCGACGTTCTCGACCGATGCGTTGAGGTTCGTCCGCACGAACTTTCCCGTGGCGTTGAGCTGATGGCGCACGGCGTCGGAGTCGGCGAAGTAGTGGTTGCACTCCGCGCAGCGCATCGCCGTCGTCGCCCGCACCTCCGTGAAATCCCATTGCCCGTCCGCGCCCCGGGCCGACTTCGACCACTCGACGTTGTCCCATTCAAAAGGTTGGCGCTTTCCGCAGTGAGGACAGGCGAAGGTCCACTCCCGCATGTCCGTGGTCTCGAACTTACGGTGGGTGTCGTCGTTCTCCTCGCCGCCTTGGGACATGAAGATGCACTTGCCCAGCCATCCGAAGGCGGTGACGCGGGCCTCGGCCTCCGCCATGTTTCCGGTCGGCCACCGCCAGGTTTCGTCCCCGATGAGCCAGCGGATGGAACGTCGCTGGAGGTTCGTCTTGTTGTGTGCTCCGAGGATCCAGAGCGTCATGCCATTGGCGAAGTGGATCGTGTGGTTGCGCTTCTTGTGGCGGTCGCGGTGGAAGAGCAGCTTCACCGGCTCGCACTCGTCGAAGAGCTTCTGCAGGCGCGATTCGGACTGATCCTTAGCGTCCTCGTCAGTTTGGTCGAGCCAGAGCGCGGGACCGGGCAGGTTCGCGATGATGTAGCAGAGGGTCAGCTCCGGCACCGTCGTTTTCGAGGACTGGACCGAGGCGAGGATCGAGACGAGCTTCACGCGCGGATCGACAATCGCCTCCATCACCTCGCGCACCCATGGGGAGTTGTCCGAACGGAAGCGTCCCGGGATCGGGGAGTAGGGAATCGAGGCGATATGCTCCTCGGCCCACTCCCAAGGGGGACGGCGGTCGGGCGGTTTCACCCCCTCGGCGAACATGCTGGCAATTTCCGGATTCATGCCTCCGTCCAGCCGCTGAAGAATTCATAGGCCTGCTTGCGGGCCTCATCGAGGGCGCGGGCGTTCTCCTCGCGGATTCCCACCGCATCCTTCCCGCAGGAGAGCGGCGGCAGCTCGTCCTCGAGGCGCTTGTGCAGAATCGCAAAGAGCCGGGCCATGCCCTCGATGATGTTCCTTCGGACCTCCTCCTTGTGCAGGTAGTCGCCCCGCTTGATCGCGAGCCGCAGCTCCCGCTCCTCGATGTCGACAAGGAGACGCCGGGCCTTGAGCGCTTCCTGATTCGCCCCGGAGAGTTCCTTGCCGCCCTTCAGTCCGTTGAGGCGAACGAACTCGCGCCAGGCGGAGACGTCATGCTGGCCGTTGGCAATCGGCTTGGGCGCCCCCTCCATCTTTCGCCACAGGTTGATCGTGCGGCGGTTGACCCCGAGAACCTCGGCCAGTTCGACGGTGGTCTTGGCGTAGGCCGTGGAGTTCGTGCTCCCGGAGGCCCGCGCCTCAATCAGGGCGCGTTCGGCGGTCGTCAGGTTGCGGCCCGACGCCACCTTGCGGATCAGGTTCTCAAAATCCTTGTCGAGAACCTTCTTGGCCGCCTGTTCATCGAAGTTCTGCGGTTCCACATCTGGTTTACTTCATGAGGAGCCATCCGGCGAACTGAAGGTGCCGGTAGACCAGTTCGTAGCGGACAAAGCCGACGCGGCGAAAGAGGGCTTCGTTTTCGGCCACCGTCATCGGGAACATCTGACCGCGCAGGGCGGCGGCCTTGTTGAGGACCTCCTCCGGAGAAAGGCCGTTCTCCCGCTTCATCTCCCAATAGAGCGCCTGGGTGATGTCCTGAAACTCCGGGATCGAGCCGAGGACCTTCTCGACGATGAAGAAGCCGCCCCCGCGCTTGAGCGAGTCGTAGCAGATTGAAAGCACCGTCTGCTTCGCCCCCGGCCGCAGGAACTGGAGCGTGTAAAGCGCGACCCCGTAGTCGTGTCCGTGGATCTGCGTGAGCAGCGAGATATCGCAGAAGCGCACTTCGACCCCCTTTGCCTTGGCTTGCTGGATCATCGCCCGGGAGTTGTCGTAGCCGATGACATCGACCTTCTTCGCGGGATTGCGGGCCTGAATCCGCAGGAGGGTTTCGCCAGTGGACGCCCCGAGGTCGATCACGGTGCCGCCGTCCTGGACGAACCAATCCGCAAAGCTCGCGGCGAGGTCCTGAATGCGGTCGTAGTCGGGCACGCTCTTGCGGACGTGCTCGTCAAAATGAGGCGCGACCTTCTCGTCAAAGACCCAGTTGCTGCGGGTCGTCTCGATGCCTTGTCCGGCTTCCATGCCGGTGCCGCCGGTGTCAACGGTCAGCCTGGCAGCATCATCAGCTCCTGATCGCTGACGCGGACCGCCCCGATCCCGTAGCGGGCATACATCGAGCGAGTGTGCGGATTGCTCTCCAAGGCGAAGTATCCACTTTCCCCATGCTTTGGAAAGATGTGCGTCGTGAGCAGATGCTCCTTGATCATGTGCGGCCGGGAGCTGATTTCCGCGAAGTAGGCATCCATCGGCTCCCAATCGGACTTCGCCTTGATGCGGGCAAGCGTCACCTCCTGGTAGCGGTTTGGGCGAGCCGTAATCAGGATGACCTGATGGGGGCGCACCAAGTCCACGAGCCACTGCCGATATTCCTCCTGCTCAATCTGACGGATGAACGGGCGTATCGGCGGATCGCCCCGCTTCGGCGAGTTTGCGACCAGGGTGTAGTTGAGGTCCAGTAAGTAAATCATGGCAAAGGTGATAATGGATAGCGACCAG